TGTACAAAGAGATAATGCTGGAGCAGTATTAATTTATTCTGCTGCACAAAGAGATGATATTAATTCACAATTAGAATCATGGTCTCAAGCTTGGGGACAAGCTGAAAAGAAAATTAAATCTGATGTAAAAGTTAAAAATGAAACTATCAAAACATTAGAAGATTTTGCAAGTTATTTAAAACCTAGTGATACAAAACTTACTGGTCCAAAATTATCTGAATTATCTTCTAAGTATTCACAAGATATTTTTAGACTTACTGGTATTAAATTGAGTAAGCAGTTTATTGCATTTAGTATTGCATCATCAAGAAATAATCCTACAGTTGCACAGGCAGCATTAGTAAATGCTAATTCTGAACAAACGCCAATAAGCTATAGTGATATTCTTGAAATAAATAAATTAATTCAACAAGGTAATGACATCTTTAGTGAAGGAGAAACAGGAGCTAGTTCTAGACTTAGAACATTAGCAATTCAAAATGCACCATTTGATGAAACAATTGGAGCGTCTGTATTTAAAAACCCTGAAGGTAACTTAGTATATGCTCATCAATTACCTACATTCCATTTAAAAAGAATACAAGAGCTAAATGATGTAGCAGAATTAGAACGTCTTAAAGAATCTGATCCATACTTGGCTAACAACTTCTTATTGAATAGTGAGGCATTTATACAAATGTCTGCAGAAAATAGACAAAGAGTATTAAGAATTGCAGGAAGTAGTGTTGGTAAAATTAATAGTACTGAAGAAGAACTTAATGATAAGATATCAGGTGTATCTAATAAATCATCTTATGGTAATTATACACCGCAAGAATTTGCATTAAGTATACTTAATACATATACTGCTTTATTAAATACTAAAAGTAATAAAGTAGATACAGTTGAATACTTTGATGATGTATTAAATAAAAATGTAAAAGCTGCATTAGCCCCAATACTTATCAGAGTTTTAGAAGCATCTAATACTGGAGACTTAATGTACTTACCTGTAGTTAAAGCTGTTAAGTTTGAAAAACCGGGTGGTGGCAAAGTTGTTTTAACTGATGAAATAACAGATGCGTTTATAAATAGAATTGAAAGTGAATATGATAGAATTAGAAGAGAGTCAAACCCTTTAACTAAAACTGAAGAAGTTCAACTTGGATATAATAATAATGAAAAAGGTAGAGCATTTCAATTAATAAATTCTGGTTTATTACTTACTCCTGAATTAAAAATTTCTTTAGAAGAAATTGCAAAACGTGAAGATGCCCCTACATTAAAAGAAGCTTTAAAAGAATTAAATGTAACTGATAAGACTTTTAGATCTGTTGTTAATACACAGTTAGAAAGTCAATACACTAAATTTTCTGAAGGTTTAGCTGAATTACAAATTGAAGACCAATTAGGTAAAAGTATAACAGAAGGTTTAGCAGCTACAACAAAAGCAAATCAAAATTTAATTGAGTCAGCTGAATTGCTTAATCTTACTTATGATAAAGAATATAACTTAAAACAAATATTCTTTAATGACTGGATCAATACAGCATCTATAAATGATGTTCTTTTAGGTGACCAAGCTATTACATTAAAAGATGGAGTTGATGCCGTTAAAAGAGCTAAGATGCAGAATGCTGCATATTATAGTGCTTATACTTCTATATCTGCAAAAGAGTTGGGTGTAATGCATACTGTTGATGATATCAGTTTAGTTTCTTTAGAGGAACCAACAGGTGTATCTGCTTTAACAGGAAATAACATTGATAGATCCGATGCTCAAATGTGGATGACTACAAAAGCATTTAGATACATGTGGTTTGGATTTGGTAAACTTACTCCCGCTCAAGCAAAACTTATTGATAAAATTGAAACTGGTGAAGATATTTCTTCTGAAGAGTTATTTGGTCAAGATGGTTATGTTGATATGGGAAGTATGCTTAACTCTAAAAAGTTAGTATACGGTGATGGTAAAACATTCATCAAGATGTCTGCCTTTGTATTGACTCCACAGCTTACATCTAATAAAGTAGTAGATGAGAATGGAAATGTAACTTTTGTACCTAAAGAAAATAGAGTTGATTTACATAACTTAAGAGTTAAGCTTGAAGCTATTGAGAAAACTAAAGATACAATTAGTATAGCAGCACCATTAAGTGCACTTAAAATGTTAAAGCAACGTGTAAATCCACTAAGTGATTTGGGTAATACTAATTCATTTACAAATGGACATACAACTTTGAGTGCAAAATACATGGGGCTTCAGGTATTAACACCTTCAAATAAGACAGAAGTTATTGATCCAACACAAGTAAAGAATATTGTTACTTCTGAACAAAAAGATAGTGTATATGTAGAAGCTTTAGGAATGACTGTTGGTCAAATTAGAACTGCATACAATCTTGCTACTTCAGCTAAAGTTGAATTAAAATATAAGAACAAAAGAAACTTAATTTTTAGTTTTGAAAAAGGAATGCAAGAACTTGCAATCTCAAAACAAAACAATAAGATAACTCCTAACTTGACAGCATTCTTAAGATATGCAACTGCAGGTCTTAAAGCATCTCAAGCAAGTAGTAACTTGTTAGAGTTCTTTTCAACCCAAGATGGAGAACAAAAATATGATTTAAATAATCCTATTACTTTAAATAAATTTGAGCAATTGTTCTTAAGTTATTTGAGTAAAGGCGCACTTGCTGAAAAAGCACCAGGCCATGCTGTAGCTTTAGTATCTGATTTTGGTGTGAAAGTTTATAGAAGAGTATTTAGTGTAGATGAAAATGGTGTACCAGATAGATCTGAAATTATTAGAGAGAATGTTTGGAATAGTTTAGCTAACAAACCTCAACTAGGTGAGTATGATACATTATCTGTTACACTTAAAGATAATAAAGAAGGTGTAGTTATACTTGACCGTTTAAGATCTGGTGTAAAAGAATATGATAAGGATGGTAAGTTTACAGGTGAAAGATATACTGAGATGCTTATGCCTGCTCACTTTAAATCTATAATGGATTTAGTTGAAAATACTAATGGTAAATTTCCAGATGTATTATCAAAAATGTTTGCTGTACGTATTCCATCTCAAGATAATCACTCAACAATAAATGTTAAACATGTTGACTTCTTACCTGGATTCTATGGTTCATCTGCAATGTTTGCTCAAGAACTTATTGAAATATCAGGAGCGGATTTTGATATTGATAAAGTTTACATGCAGATTAAAGAGTTCTATGAAGAGAAAGGACAATTCTATGAGTATGGTAAACAAACTACAGATAATGGTAAGTATACAGACTACTTAAAATATGTATCTGAAAAAGTAAATCAGCCGGGAACAACATATGCTGAAGCATTGGAGTTATATAAAAATAATCTTCAAGCATCAAGTATTGCAAATTCTGTTACAGATATTGAACAAGAGATAGCTTCAGATGCAGGACTGTCAGAAAATGGCATGAAAGCTTTACAAATTTTAGGATTACCTATTACTAAACAACAGTACTTAGATTATAAAAAGAATTTCCGTGAGCCATATGAAGCTCCAATGAACAATGCTATTCTAGATTATAAGTATGCATTGATGGGTAATACTGGTGTAACAGAAACAACAAATGAAAATGAGACACCAATTTCATATACAGCTGCTAGCTTACAGATATTACAAGATTCATTAGCAGAATTAGAAGAAGTATTACCAGGATTACTTGAACGTTCAAGAGAAGATAACATTGACATTAATAATATTATTGGTAAGATCAAAGCATTTACAAATAACAAAGGTGCTGCTATTGGTGCAATTGTATTACCTAACGTATACTTGAGTTTATTAACTGAGTATGGTATTACAATAAATGATAAAGGGCCCAAGATTAGTGTTAATGGAATTACTTATGATGACTTTGGAGTAACTAGAGAACAACTTGCAAATGGTTTAGAAGGATTACGTAAACAAGATATTATCTCAGCATTGATTACAATGGCTACAGATAATGCTAAAGAACGTCTTGTTGCTAAACTTGGTTTAAATAAACATGCTCTTGGAGTTGTGGGTAACCTAACTGCTTTAGGTGTTCCTATTAAAACATCTTTATTGTTGATTAACAATCCAATGATACAAGATATATATTCTCAAGCACTAAATAAGAAAGATAAATTAGATCCTGGAGTTAATAGTATTCTGAATAGTATATTAGTTGATTTAACTGAAAAAAGAAAGGCGGTAAAATTAGGTGATGCTAAATCTATAGAAGCTGTTAAGGTTAATGACAATCTTTTAATAGATGCATTTAATAATCCTGAAGAAGTAACTAATAATGAAAAGATTGCAATATTAAATTTATTTTCAAACGCTGTACAAGTTAAAGACTTTACAAGTAATATGTCTGCTGTGGCCGGTTTAACAAATGGTTTAGGTAAAGATATTGCATCAGTAAATGAGAAAGCTGAACAAATAGATAAGTTGTTTGATAAAGATGCTATGATGGATTTAAATCTAATATATAAAAGCAAAACATGGCAATCAAAATATCTTGAAATATTCAATCAAATTAGAAATGATTTATTGCCAGCTACATTCTTATCAGCAAGTGAAAACTTTCAAGCTATATTAACTAAAGTATTAGATAATGTAAACTCTGATTCAATTGAATTTACTGAAGAAACTAAAGCAAAAATTTCTAGAGACTTATTATCATATTTAACTATAAAAGCATATGAGCAAAATAAATTAAATAATGATCCTCAATCTGTAGCAACATTAAATAATAATTTAGTTTACCCTGGTGGCGGATATGAATCAATTAATGATGTAGTTGATAGAATGCGTACAACAGAAGCAGGTCAAAACAATTTCTTCTTAGATAATTTTGCAATAAGTGAAAAAGCAACAGATGCAAAAAATCAAACTGGTTTGAACTTGCTTAATGCTAATACATTTAGAAGTTTGAATGGTGGTCAAAAAGTTGATTTGCAAAATTCATTTGCTAAACTATATGGTTCATTAGAAACAAAAGATGATGCTTTATCTATAATCAATTACATAATGGTTAAAGATGGTTTACAACTTGGTTATGCATCTTTATTAGAAGCTATTAGTCCATTTACCATGGACTCATATTTAAGTCAAATTGAAACTGCTAATAAAGCATTAAGAACTGATGATAATATAAATATTAAAAAAGTATTTGGTTTAAATAGAACAGAATTAGAATCTGATTTTGTTAATAATTATTTACAATCAAATATTAATGGTCCTTTGTTATACACTATTAATAGAAGTGAAATAGGAGCATTGCCTAAAGGTATAAGCATTAAAGAAAATAAGATTACAATTAAGTGGGAAGATATGTATGGTACATCTCCTAAAGATTTTGTAAGATTAAAACTTGAAGATATTGCTACAGGATTTGTTACTTACAAAACATATATGTCTACAACTCAAGATGAGTCAACAACAAAAGTATATGAAGAAATAGAAACAAAAGGATCTAATCAACAAACTCCAATTGGATTTATGTTTGGTGAAAGACCTACATATAAAGAAGTAAGACAATCAATTAAGACTAAAAACTTAGGAGCTGGGCAAGATTCATTTATTGATGATATTCAATTTGATGAAATGTCTTTTGCACAAGGAGTTCAAACTGCAGCATTACAAGATGAAGATGTAGCAATTGATGCAACAGAATTTGGTGTTAATATCAATGGTAACAATATTGCTAATATTAGTGCATTAGAAGCAATGCTTCAGGCTGAACCAAAACAATCTACTCAACCTAAAGGTGTAGAAATATCTTCTAATGCTAAAGGTCTTGCGGCTGCCCTTACTAATCCTACGGAGTTGGCTAAATCTAAAGGTAATCTTAAAGAATCTTATCCAGTTTATTATCAATGGTTAAATAAAGAAGGAGAAGCAGAAGATAATGAGTTTAAAGATGTTGAACAAGCTTATCAAAAATTAAAAGATAATTCTGAAGCTAAAACAAAACCTACTAAAGAAAATAGTAATAATTATAAATTAATGGTAGAATTGATAAAAGCTAAATTAGAACAGCATCCAAGATTAGTTTCAGAAATAACTAATCAAGGAGGTTCTGCTTGGATACTTTCTTCTACTCACCAACCTACTAAACAAAATAGTGTTTGGGAAACAGGTGGTCAAAATTGGTTTATTGAATCACTTAATGATGCTTATTTATCAGTAGCTCAACCAGTGGTTAACGAAGATGTAGCAACAACATTAGTTGATTCAATGAGTGATCTTGAAAGAGAATTGTATGATGAGTTTGCGGCTGAAATGGAAAGTGATTATTCTGCAATTGAGAATTTCTGGGATGCTAATATTCAAAAAAATACACAAGCTAAAGAAAACTTGAGAATAAACAATAATGTGTTATCTTTGGAAGATCTTATAGATATGTACAACAAAGGTATCTATACAAGTCAAGAAGAATTTGTTGAACAAATAAAACAATGTAATTTATAATAAGCTATGGCAAGATGTCCTAATAAAAATACAGCAGAATATAAGGCTTTACAAGAAGTTTATAAAAGTGAAATTGCAACAAATAATATTATTAATAGTTGGCAAGATGCAAACAATACAGATGTTTTTCCAACTGTAGTTGAGGCACAACAATTTGCTAAATATAATAAGGTTGCTTTTGCATTAAAACAAAAAAGTTTTGCTGAGAGTTTATTAAATAATTTAAGAGAAGAAAAGTTAATCCATAATGAGTTTGGATTAAACTTAATCAATGTCTCTGATCCAAATGTATTTTATGCTAATAGAGTTGCTGATCCTGCAGTTGTACAAAGTAACTATAATAAAATTATTCAATATTTAAGAATAAACAATATTCCTTTAGATGCTGTATCACTTATACCAACTAAAAACACATATAGAGTAGAAGTAAATCAAAATGTATTTACTCCTAAAGATATATTACCATTATCTAGATCATGGAATACACCAAGATCTAGAGCTGTTGTTATGCATTTAAAAAGAATGTTTCCACAAATACAAGTTAAAATGCTTAGTGTTGCTAATGCAGAAGCTCTTTATAATTCATTACCTAAATGGCAAAAAAGTAAAGTCAACTTTAAAGAAGTTAATTCATTTTATGTTGATGGGGTTGCATACTTAGTTAAAGGAAGAGTAACAGATGAGACTGCTATTGAAGAAATGCTACATCCTTTTATTGATGCAATCAAAGTAGATAATCCTGAATTGTTTAATAGTTTATTATCAGAAGCTAAAAGTAATTTTCCTGAAATGGTTCAATCTATTACAGAAGCTTACAATGATAACAGAAACTTTAGCTCATTAGAAAGAGATCTTGAAATAGTAACTCAAGCATTGTCTAGACACTTCAATAAAGAATATGAAACTACACCAACCAAAAGATTCTTAGATAAGATTAAAGAAGCACTGGACTGGTTTGTAAATGTTATTAATAACTTGAATGAATATATTACAGGTAAACCTTTATCTGTAAAAGACATTAATAATAAAACTACATTTAGTGATATTGCTAAACTTTTAAATACTGAGGGTATACGTTTTAAACTTGAGAGTAGAGCAAATGGTAAAGTAAGATATTCACTATCTCCTGAAAAACAAAAGATAGTAAACAAAGCTTTAGATAAATCCAATAGTATTCAACAAGAAATAATCAAAAAGTTATTTCATGTTGCTATTAGTTCAAAAGAAGAAATAGATTCATTATCTGCAAACTTAAGTGACACAGCTTCTGCAAATACAATTGTGGTCCTTAATAAAGAAGATCATACCTATGTAGATATTACTAACCGTGAAATCTATAAATCAGTTACTACAGCAATTAAAGGCCAACTTGCTAATGAAGAAGATGTACAACTTAATCTAGCCATTGGTAATGACGTAGATGCTTTATTAGATGCAATAATATCAGAGCAATCATTTGAAGAAGCATTCCCTAGTATGAAAGTTTTAGATGAAGCACTGGCTACAAAAATGTTTAATATGTTGGAAGAACAACTTACACAGTTAATTCCACAAGGTGCTATTGGTATTTCTCAAGTAGTTGTATTTGATGAAGCAACAAAACTTGCTGGTACAGCTGACTTAGTTGTTATAGATAAGAATGGTAAAATTAGAATTGTAGATTTAAAAACAAGTAAAAATTCTATTTATGATAGAACTTTTGTTGATGCAGTAAAAAATAAAATACCCGGTAGAACTCAAGGTACTAAGTATGAAATAAAAGAATATGAATTAAAAGAGGATATGCCCGCTTTAGATGCAAAAGGAAATCCTATTTTAAATGCAGATGGCTCACCAAAAATATATCTTGGTAGTGATCTTAAAAAATTATATGGAGTTGACAAACTATCAACCATAGCCCAACATAATCTTCAAGTAAATCTTTACAGACGTATGTTTGAAAACATGGGTTACACTGTTTATGAAGGTGATGGTGGTGCTATTACATTTCATATACAAGTAGATATAACTGGTGTAGGAAAAGAACAAGTATTTAATGGTAACTTTAAATTAGATGGTAGAGTTGAACATCCACTATCTGAAAACTTATTATACGTTGATATGCTTGTCCCATCTGTAATGAATAATACAGAAAAAGAAAGCCTTGATAGAGCAATTGGTAATGCAGAAGATGCTATCTACCGTGGTGATCAAGATATAGATGCATTAGAAAAAATTGCTGATACAATTGATGCTCAACAGTATCCTGAATATAATACTATTTTTGATGCATTGCAAAACTATAGTATGGCTTTAGTAGAGCAAGATAAAGCTTTAGATAGACTTAAGACTAATGTTTATAGAGATAAAACTAAAGAACAAACACGTGATGATATTGCAAGTACATTAGCATACATTGCTAGTAATATTAATACAGGACCAATAGCTAGATCTCAAACTTATACTAATTTATTGAGAGCTTCTTTAAATCAAATGCAAAAATTTACAGCATATGTTGAAGATCCTGCTAATGTAAACAAACCTGAGTATATTACATATGCTTTAAACTTTAATAGATTCCTAAGTACATTTGAAGCTTTATATTCAATTAAAGATTCTAAGGAACTTAATGCCACACAAAGAACACTGGTTCTTCAAATGCAACTTGAACAAAATAAACTTTTAGGTACTAATGGTAAAGAAGGTTTGATTAATGATGCTATTATTAATTATGTAAAAGAAACTATTAGAACTAGATCAACTAATGATTGGGGTGGTAAGGGTAGTGCATTTACAGAAGATATGCTAGATGATCTTTTAGTTATAGCTCCAGATATTGCAATGGATGCATTAAATGTACAAGATATGGCTACTCAAAAAGATCCTATACTTGCCGTAATGGATAAAATATATAAGAGTCAAAAACAAAAACTTTTAGATAAAATTGAAGAAAGAGAATTTGTAATTAGAAACGCAGGTAATGAGTTATTAAAACTTTCAGGAAATAAAGATTTGCAAAGTCTTTATGATTTTATGTTAGAGTATGATAAAGATGGTCAGTTTACAGGGTTCTACACCCAAAAAATTGGTCAACAATATTATTCAATGCAACAATCATTAAGAAGTGAACTATATGATGATAATGGTAATCCATATGAATACAGAGATGTAAGCAATTTAGATAAAGCAAAACCGGAAGATATTAAATACAATATTGAATTAGCTAAAAAGAAAGCTGCATTTAGTAAATTCTTTCAAGCTGAGGGATCAGATGCTGAGGGTCAAAGAATTGATGGTGAATATCATAGATATACTGATGATTTTATAAACGTAAGAAATAGATATGAATTTTGGGTACCATCTAAAAATAAAGAATATGGAACTTGGTATAGAAAGCCAAGAATTTCAGATAGAGACTATGCAGTGTATGAAGCTAAGTATTATAATTTTGGTACATATACTAAAGCATTAAGAGCTAATGGTGAACCAACAGGAGCAATATCAAAAGAACAAGTATTACGTTCTCCAAAAGTTCAATTCAGAGTAGCTAGAGAAATATCACAGTCTGGTCAAGATATGCGTAGTAAAAAGTATGCTGAACTAATGGATCCTAATAAAACAGATGCATTAAGCATTGCTCAAAGAAATTTCTATAATATGTTTATTACTTATTATGAAACTGAGTTATTAAACAAATTACCACAAGGAATTAAAGATCAAATGGCAGGGCGGGTTCCTATTGTTAAAAATAATATTTTAGATACATTAAAGAACCAACCAAATGTTGTTACTAAAATGTATGCTGATATGGTTAGAGGTGTTAAAAACTTTACACAAGAAACAGCAACACAAAAAAATGTTTTACTTGATGAGCAGGGTAATTTTGTTGATTCACTACCTATATTCTATACAGGTAAGTTAAGAGTAGATGAAGATCTTGCTAATGTTGAAACAGAAATAACAGCATTAAAAGATAAAAAAAGACAAGGAACAATTGGCCCTGAAGCATACAAAGCAGAATTAGCATTACTTAATGGTAAAGCAGCACAACTTAGAAGCCAGCCTTCATTAGGTGAACTTAATAAAGATATGACTAATGCTTTACTTAAGTTTAGTGCAATGGCAGAGCATTATGAAGTAATGGGTGAAATTGAAGATACTCTTACTGCAATGGTAAAAGTTATTGAGAATAGAACTTATACACCAGCTGATCCTGCAGTAAGTTTAGGTACTAAAATTGACAATAAATTTAAAAAAGTAGGTACAATTAAAGGTACAGATTCTAATGCTTTAAGAAGAGCTAAGAAATATATGTCAATGATTTATTATGATAATGAGCTTGCAACAAAAGGAATGATTGATAAAATTGCTGATGAACTTATTGGTTTATCTTCATTATCTTATGTAGCATTTAATCCATTTGGTAACCTTAATAACTACGTTATGGGTAGAATCAACAATGGTATTGAGATGTTGGGTAGCAGATACTTTAGTAAACAAAATTATCTAAGAGCATCTAAAGAATACAATGTCCAAGGTATTCCTGGATTATTAAATAGAACAAGTGCAGCCTTAACTGATATTGCTGATATTGCTACATTAGGAAAAGCTGGATTAAAAAAATCTGATTATGATGCAAATAAAGCTAACTCTAAATATGAAGCATTTGTAGATATGTTCAGAATGATGGATAAAGCAACAGATATACGTGAAAATACTTCTGAGTTTGATAGCAAATCTATTTGGTCAAGGTTTAAAGAATGGGGTTATATAATACAAGATGCTGCTGAATATAATGTACAAACTAAAGTTGGTATGGCTATACTTATGGATGCTACAATTAAAAATAGCAAAACTGGTGAAACATTATCTCTTTATGATGCATTTCAATATAATGCAGAAACACATAAAAATGAATTGATGGATGGATATGATACTATTGTAAATAAAAATGGAACTGAACAACCATATAGTGATCAATTCAGATATGATTTAAGAAATGAAATTAGAGAAGTAAATAAACAAATTCACGGTAACTATGCTAAAGAAGATAGAATGGTTATTCAAGGACATACCCTTGGAAATTTAGCAACACAGTTTCATAAGTGGGTTGCACCTGCAATTAGATCTAGATTTAGAAGAGAATATTTTGATCAAAATTTAGGATGGATTGAAGGTAGATATAGATCATGGCTTAAATTTTTAAATCATGTTAAAGGTGAAATGGTAAGAGGTAATGTTAGTATTAATCCTGCTAAATATAATGAAAGTTTTAAAAAAGCTTATGGTTTTACCGGAGAAGGTGGAAATTTAGATCAAAAAGCAGAAGATAAACTTAGAGGTTTTTATAGAACAACTGGTGAACTTGGTATTATGTTAAGTGTGATTGTATTAAATTCATTATTAGCGGGTATATTAGCCGGTGATGATGATGATGAAGAATTAACAAAAAGATTAAAAAATCTTGTAAGACTACAAGGAGATAGAACATATAAAGAGATGGTATTATTTACAGTAGTTTTTCCAGAAAGTCCAAAACAAATTTACTCAATAATGAAATCACCAATTGCAACTACAAGAACATTAGGTGAATTAGGTGAAGCACTATCATTAAGTTATATGACACCATTGGCTTATATAGTAGAAGGTAAAGATGACTTTTATGCTGATAAAGATTATGTATATCAAAATAAACCTAATAAAGGTCAATTAAAAGTATACAAAAACTGGGCAGATGTTGTTCCTATTTTATATTCTATACAGAAATGGGATAACATGATTAAAGCACAAGATTTCTACATCAAATAATTATATGCAATTGCATATTGTAATACGCAATATAGCTAACATAAAATACTATATGTAGAAACATATAATGTAGGAGAAAGCCATCATTAAACCTTAAAAATGATGGCTTTTTTATTGTTATAATATTACTTTCTTCCTATTCTTATATTTTTTGAAAAATAAGTTTCTATTTTTTCAATTGGAGATACTGTTAACCAACTATCCCATCCTCCAGGTGCTCTATCCGCAGGCATATATTCTCTTTTTACATTTATTATTTTTATTAATAGCTCACTATTTATTTTATTATTTTTTTCTGCTTCTGATATTGTGCTTCTACTAACTTCACAAAGATTAGCTAGCTCTTGTTGTGTTATATTAAATTTATATCTAACTGATTTTATTATTGAATTTAAATCATTTAACATTTTATTTAAATATTGTAAATCTTCAGTAGAATATTCAATACATTCATTTGGTTTTTGTAAAAGTTGTTTATTGAATAGATTAACATTTAGTTTCTTATATTTATTAATCCAAAAAAGTTCTCTAGCATCAATATTATCTAAAGTCAATCCTTTTTCTAAAATAATAATATTTGGTACAAGATTATTATTACGTAATTCACAAACCCATTCTCTTAAATTTATATTATGAGAATGGATTAAGTGAATTGCAGGTCTTTTTATACCTTCTGTTGTTTTTCCAACATACATACATGTATTATCAGTAGGGTCAACAATACCATAAATTAAATTATCTTCCATGTGTTTTTTTACAAATGTATGAAAAATTAATCATTAAGTATTATATTTCATACATTAAATAAACCTATAGGTTGATTTTTAGATATTCATTTTAGAATGATAATAATGATAAGTTATTACTACAGGTGGTCTATCATAATCACGTAATCTATAATTATACATTTTTTCAAATACATAATCATCAGAACATATTACTTTAAATTGTTCATTAGTAAATGTATAACCCTTCATACCAGGAGTTCTTTGTCTAGGAATTTTTAATTTTCTTATTATACAAAGTAATACTTTTTTTGATATACTTGTTCTATCTGAGATATCCCCAAGAGTTAAGAGAGCTTCATCTATTTTTATTGCTTTCATTCTTAGATTGTTTAATTAATTCACGTTCATCTTCAAAAATGTATCTATATTTTACATCTTTATATTCTTCCATAATTATAGGAGATTGTAATTTTCTAGAAAACTTTTGATCATTTTTAGTTTCTACAGCTAAAATTATATGAGAATCATTATATCCACATACATGACCTTTATAATTATTATGCACTACTTGCATATTTTTATATTTTTCAAATACTTGTTTCATATTTTATGTTTAATTATTGTGCATATTTGCATAACTGATTGTAAAAAAAATAAAACCAATCTCTATACCTGAGACAAGACGGTAAATATCATCTTCACATAGTACTTGACAGTTAATAAGTTTAAGACCAAGTATAGGTTCTGTTGGTAGAAGTTCTATATTAAATCTGTTTCTGAAAATTAAAGGGTTGATTTTATCCATAAGGAATTTTTGTTTAAAAGGTTAATTAATAAAATTATTTTTGTATATTATAAGTGTATAGCCAAGGGACTAACCTGGCAAATATAAGATATATATATTTATAATGAAAAGTAAAATACTTAATATTTTCAGTTATTATGATACTGAACCAATGGAAATTATCATTGGTATAATATGGTTCATCATGTTACCAATCATATGGTGCTTTGAATTTTATTGTAACTTATTCATTATAATCCCAAGTATCTTATTGGGTATAACTATGATCAAAGCAACTTGTTCTCATTCAATTAAAGTAAGAAAAACTTTATCTTACGGATCATTTATCTTCTCCATTTTTATAATTTTAGCATTTGCATTTAGAGGTGCAATGGACAATCCTTCTCATTGGTTATGGTTTTTACCATCAATTATATCTTTTTTAAACCTAACAGCAATGACATCAAAATATTATAGACAACAAAAACAAAGTAGCAATGACATCTTATGATAATTTAACAACTGTATTAGTCACAATGATGACTGTTCTGTTCTCTGCCGGAGCATGGAAATTTTATGAAAAAAGAATAAAGTTAAAAACTGATTTAGAACGGGAAGATAGAACAGATCAAAATATGTATAGAGATGATTTAAGAGATAGAGTCAGAAGACTTGAACAATTGCTTACAGATGGAGCACTTGAAAAAGATGTAATGAGGGATCAGATACTTTCACTTACTAAAGAAGTAAGTACGCTACACGTTAAAGTTGAGTATTTAGAAAAAGAAAATCAGAGACTTAAAAATATCTAGTCAAATTATATATTTGGTTTTATACATTAGAATTTGTATATTATATATAAGTAACATTAACTAAAATTAAAAAATATGTTTAAAAAAGTATTATTAGCAGTATGGACTTTTTCATTAGAGAAAGGTTATAACTGGATTTTATCTAAAACAACACTTGATGAAAAAGCTATTGAAGTAATTGATGAAATAGAAGTAAGAAGTGCAAACGTTAAAAAAGAATTTAAAGATGTTGTAAATGCAGCTAAAGGTTTGCCAACAAAACCTAAAAAGAAATATTACAAACCAAAGCCTAAAGCAGATTTAAAAAAATAATCATGGTTGATTTATATAGTGTATATAAATTTTTTAAAGAACAATGGCTGGGTAGTATATTGATTATAGTCTGGCTTATTTCTGTATTCATATACCAAGATAAAAAAAATGAGCTTCTTAATAAAGCATATCTTCTAGAAACTAGGATTAAAGAATTAGAGAGTAAAGCAAAGATTGAATTAAAAGATATAGATAGTTTAAAAACTATTGACACAATTATTGTAACTAGAATTAAAATAATCAAACAAAAGGAATATGAAAAAATACGCATTATTGATTCCCTTCCTATTAGTGGGCTTCAAAGCTATTTCACAGAACGTTACCCAAAGTAAAGATTCTGTTGTTGTTCTTTCTGAAAAACAAGCTAGAGCAGTTGCCACTGATTTAGTGAGGTATGATTTTTTAAAAAATGTTGCAAGAGAACAAGAAAAAAGAATATCTAATTTTCAAAAAGTAATTGTAAAGTTAGAGAATACAATAAGCATAAAGGATAGTATTATATTTTATCAAAAAGATTATATTGACGCACAGAATACAATTTTAAAAATAAAACCTAAACCACAATTTCATGTTTATACAGGAGTGCAAAGTTCAGGATTTACATTTAATATACCATTGCTTTCTGGAAGAGTACTTTTAGAATGTAAAAAAATAAATTTTGGTATTCAATATATAGGTATACCAACAATTAGCAATCAATATGGATTACTTGTAGAATATAAATTATTTTAAATCAATGGCAGCAAAAACACAAACAACAACATTCAAACCTACTGTAAAAGTAAGTAGACCCGGTGTACATGCAAAGACTAAAACGTCTAAGATTAAAACATCAAAATTGTATAAGAAAAAATATAAAGGACAAGGTAAATAATATGGAAGACTGGGAATTATCAATAGAATTACATTGGCCGCATGATAGATTTGCATTAGGTTGGGATTATATTGCGCCAGATAGGACTTATAACTATAGTACTATTAGGTTATATTTGTTTTTTATTACATTTACATTAGATTATTAAAAAATTAAAAATTATGAAAGCTCAAGGTTTACAACAAGGTAAAATATCAAAACAAAAAGTAAAACTTTTGTGTAGAGAAGGAGGAGAATTAGATGAAGCTATGTTAGCTTCTATGGTTGAAAAAATGAGAAAAGGTGGTGATGCTATGAGGTATGCAAAAAGTGCTGATGGTTCAACAAAAAAGCAAGCATATAAAATGGGAGGCTGGGTTGATGAATATGGAGGCTCAAATAAAAAAAATTTTAAAGGGGGTGGAGTACCTACATCATTTATATACTCAGGTCCATCTAAAAAATAATAACTATGAATATTTTAACTGACGTATTAAGTTTAATAAGAAGAGGTGTATTTGTTAAAAATGCATCTCCTGAAGATGTTATCTTACTTGGTGTAAATGAGCAACCAGATATGACTGGTGTTGCTTCACCAATACCGTATAAGTCTGTTAAGCTTATTAAAGTTAAAGATC